CGCATGAGGTACTGCACAGATGTAACCAGCGGAATGCGAATAATTGTCAACAGGCCAGCCCGGAAGGTTTTCCAGATCATTTCTGGGCCAGCGATCCTTGGCGACAAAGCAGGCGTTGAATTTATGGTTGATCTTGTGAGTACTGACCAGTGAGCGGATCGGCGATAGTTCGTTACCTGCTGGCAAACAATGCCACCCTGACTGCGACTGTTCCGGCCTCCCGCATCAAGGTCGGTTACATCCGGCAGGGCGCAACGCTTCCGGCGATATCGGTCAAGAAGATTTCAGGCGATCAGGAAAACACGCTTTCAATGGCCGCTTCGTCTTACATGGTATCCCAGCGCATCCAGGTCACGCTGGCGCTACAGCACGGCGTTTCCAGTTCTGACATATGGGCATTGATCCGCGCAGCCCTGACGCCAACAGGTGCAACCGTGAACGGCTTTACTGTTCTTGCCATCCTGCCAGATTCGGAAGGCCCGGACATTGAAGACCGGCAGGCAATTACAGATACCTCAAGCGTTGATTATATGATTTGGTTTACGCGCTGATGCCCATCGTTGATATCCGCGCATTCGGTAACAAAGAGCTTGAAAAGAAGCTCGGCAATGTTGTCGATAAGACGCAGAAGAAGATCGTCAGAGCCGCATTGCGCAAGGAATCAACAAGAGTCAAAAAGCGCATCGTGGCCAACATCGTGCGCCTTGATTTGATCGACTCCGGGATGCTGCTGAATGGTTACAAGTCGGCCAAGACAAAATCAGCCAGCAGCGGTAAGAATTTCATTCGCCTTGGTGTTGAAAACCCGACCCGTGAAGCCTTGGGCATTGCCCCGGATGATCCGGCATATTACCCCTACGCTGTAGAGTATGGACACGTTGGCGCAGAAGCAAAGCCATTCATCCGGCCTGCAATCGACGAACACAAAGAGAAATCTTTTAAAGACATTGGCGACGATATCGGCAAAGGCATCGAGCGCGAAGCCCTGAAGTAAACAGCAGTCCCCTTTCATCCCGGCCCGCCATTGTGCGGGCTTTTTCGTTTCTGGAGTTTCAATTATGGCTATTGGCGTAGGTACAGGCGCAACCATCACGTTTGCCTCTGGCAGCACTTATTCAGGCTCTACGTTGAGCATCAGCATTGATGGCGAGGAAGTCCCTGTTATTGATGTTTCTACCCTGTCCACCACTGGATATCGCGAGAAGATCAAAGGCTCTCTGATTGAACCGCCCCAGGCTACTGTCGAACTGCAATTCGACCCCGCCGCACCGCCCCCAATCAACGTGGCCGCAACTGCCACCGTCACCAAGGGCGCGAACACTCTTTCAGGCACGGGATTCTTCATTTCCCGCAGTATGGAAATCCCGCTGGAGGACAAGATGACGGCGACTTATGTCTTTCAATTCGACGGCATGACCGGCCCGACTTGGGCATAAGGGGTAATTATGGCTATTGGCGTAGGCACAGGCTGTTTGATTGATTTCGGTATCGGCGTTTATGACGGCGAGGTTGTCAGTTTTTCTATTGATGGCGAGGAAGTGGCTGTTCTTGATGTGACCACACTGGCTTCGACCGGCTACCGCAAGAAGATCCCAGGCTCTCTGATTGAACCGCCCGCATTCACTGCTGAAATTTTCTTTGATGCTGCCAACCCACCACCCCTGAACACGGCTGCAACCGCAACCGTGACTTTCCCGGACACGCACGAGCTTGTTGGCTCCGGGTTCTTCGTGTCTTCATCTGGAGAAATCCCGCTTGAAGATGTGATGAAGGGAACCTTTGTTTTCCAGTTTGATGGCGTGACCGGCCCGGAATACGACCCGGTTTAATTGATACTCCCAAGGGGGATTTATGGCTTTAGGCCAGAAAATAGTAGAACGAGAAGTCATGGGCGAAATGCTCCACGTTCGCAAGATGAACGGCGGCAAGAACTCTGGCCGCGTGATTGGCTTGCTGGAGCAGATCAAGACCGAGAAGGCGCAATCAAACCTTGCTGCGCTTGTCGGTGAGTTGCTGCCTGAACTTGGTGCAAGGCTTGTTGTCGGCTGCATCTGTGACGCTGAAGGCAAGGCGCTGTACACCGACCACGAGCAGGTACAGGAGGAGGCTACCTTCGAGTTCCTGAGCGCATTTATCGAAGTTGGTCTTGAAGTGTCAGGACTCGGTGAAGAAGCGGCAACCATCCAGGGAAACTCTCAAGCCGTCCAGTAAGGCAATTTCAATTCAAGCTCGCCAAAGAACTGGGCTACTTCGACCCAGACGCGATGCTGGACGGCGCTGATCCATCACTGCTTTACGAATGGCAGGCATTTTATAACCTGCACCCCTTCGGTGAGGAACGTCAAGACATACGTTCCGCGAACATTTGCTTGGCGATCATGCAAGCGATGGGTGCGAAGAAGAAAGGGGGAGGGCAATTCAAACTTGACGACTTCATGCCGCACTTCGGCAAATCACAACCCACAACGCAAATTGATCCTGTTACCGCTCAAGCTGTGATGAAGGATCGGTACGGCAAAAAATAACCCGGAGATTTCCAGTGGCGACTATCGCAAACCTTGGTGTTTCGTTGACTGCCAAAACCGGCAATTTTGAAAAAGGCTTTAAGAAAGCCAAGCGCACGGTTGAAAACTTCTCGCGTGACGTTGCTGGACATGTTGGCACGATTGCCCGCTATGGCGCTGCCGTCACAGGTATCGCCCTCGGTGCGCTTGTCCATCTGATCAAGCAGCAGGGGGACGCGGTTGATGCTACATCGAAACTGTCTCGCACCTTGGGCTTGTCCACTGAGCAGCTTGTTGGCTATCAACACGCAGCAGACCTTGCCGGCGTAGACCTGGACAAACTCGCGGCAGGCATTTTGCGCGTGAACGGGTCGGCAGAAGGCAGCATGGCCGGCATGACCACGGACGAGCGGCTACTGGTCATTGCTGACCAGTACAAAGCAATTGGCAACGCCTCAGAGCGCGCAGCCTTCCTCGTCAAGAATTTTGGCAAGGCCGGCCTTCAGATGGGATCGCTGTTTGAGCAGGGCGCGGAAGGAATCAAAGCTGCCCAGCAGCAGGCCAAGGATATGGGCCTCACGTTTACCGATGTGCAGGGTCGAATGGTTGAAGAGGCGAACGACTCCATGACGAAAGTCGGTAAGGCTGTCGGCGCCATTGGCATGCGGTTTGCAATTGATTTGTCGCCGTACATCATCGCTGCCTCAAATCGAATGCTGGAGTTCGCACAGAACAGCAACACAAGTGGAGGCGTAGTAGTCAACGCGCTTGATCAAATATTTGCTGCTGCTGGAAAGATTGCAAACGCTTTTGAGTTCATCAAAGGCATGTGGTTTTCGTTTGTGTCAGGCGTCACGGCATCCGCTGGCGTGGTAACGAAAACGATGTCGTACATCGGTAACGTGATGGAGCATGGACTTGCAACCGCCAACGCTTTTCTGATTGCCGGAATCGAAACCAACGCGCTTGACGCAGTTGCGTCTTCATTTTTCGAGAAGGCAGAAGAGGCTGCAAAGAGTGCTGGTGAGGCATGGAGCGATTTTGCCACGGGCCAAGCTGGTAAAAAAGTGGAGTCCTACTTTAACAGGCTGAAGGTTGAAGCGGCAGAGATTGCCGACACCATCGGCGGTGCAGCAGCTCCCACAACTGGCGGGCCTGCGACCAATAAGACCAGCGAATTCCGCCAAGTGGATCTTGAACGCGTCTTTATCGGTGGCCCGCAAAGCGCAGCAGCAACTATCACAAGAGGCGAGCAGCAGATAGTTGCACAACAGAAGTCCACGAATGCTTATCTGTCAATCATCAGCCGGCGAGGTATTGTTGTATGACCATCACCGTGACCGATGAACTGGTCGAAGGATCGAGCATATCTCAAAGCGCAGACGGGTATACATCCACCCGACTATTTATTGCGACCACTACCGCAGGGGAAACCAAGCTGCAAGTCCTGTCGCATGAGGACGTACCGCAGTATGCCGATATCCACCCGGATTTTGACGGAATCGAGCTAGTCCCAATCTATGCACTTAGTCGCACATGCACGCACGAGGAAGGCGACCCAGCTACCATCCGCGTAGTCATCGAATACCGCCGCCCTGATTACACATCAATTGACCCAAGTGAAGACGCAGACGACGCCATCATTCAGATTGGCTCCTCTGTCACCGGATCAAAAACAGAGGTGGATAATGTCGGCGCGCAGATCGTTGTCACGCTCACCGGCCAGCCAGATCAGACTGGCTCGGTTGATATTCAGGTTCCTGAAATGGTGATGGTGTTCACTCGCCGCGAATCAGCGCACCCACTGACCAAGGCGTTAACCTACCCTGGAAAGATCAATTCTCTATCGCTTGGAGCAGGATTATTTGCAGCACAAACCTTGCTTTGCCTTGGGATTGATGCAGAGACAAATGACGGCGGGCAAACCTACACTGTGACCTACCGATTCCAATACCGCCCAAGTACCTGGGTTCCGACTGTTGTCTATATCGACCCGCAAACAGATATGCCACACGAGGATGTTGTGATTTCGACCGTCACCGGCGTAGTTTATCCGGAAATCTACAAGGAAGATGATTTCAATGATCTTGCTTTGCCGTGGGCTGGTTAAATGCCGCGCAATACTCCGGACCAAAGGATAAACAAGTTCCGCAAGGGGCAGACGGCTCTAAGCGAGCGCCACCTCAATAGCATCGTTGATGGGGTCAATCGTCTGTCAGGGATCAATGCCCCGACTCAAAAGCAGCCGCGTGGTAAGTCCGGCGGTTCATCCGTTGATGTAATGACCTTTGTCGCTCAGTTTGGGGATTACCTCCAATGCGAAAACGCTGCTCTCGAAACAGTCTATATTGCAAAGCCTTACGAATTGAGGCGAACCCCTTTTGACACAGAAACCATCAATGGAGTGACATACACGTACACCTCAGATGATGAACGCGAAGCTGTTGGCGGGTTTGATACCGAAACCCAATTCATAACCCCAAGTTACCGCGTAGGCTCCGAAATATACGCCACCATGCCGCAAGGCGGCACTGGGGTAGTGACTGAAGGCGGATCGCCTGTGGCGGTAACTTATCTTGAAATGAACCAGGGCCGAGCATGGGCCTATGACCCGGACGCATAGGTGAAGCATGGTTAAGTGGCAGTACGCATCTGTTGATCTTTCAGTCGATAGCACAACCGTGAGCGCAACCACGGTTTGGTTTCTCGGTGTGATCGTCACAACCACAATGTCAGCGCATGACTGCGAAATCAAAGACGGGACAACCGTAGTTTTGGTGATTCCGTCAGGCTCGGCAATTGGCACAACGTATTCGCTTGAAGGCGTGGTTTTCAGCACATCACTTGTGGTTGATCCGCACAATGACGCCACAGGCCGCATCACCGTCATTTACAAGGCGTCGGCATGAACCTGACTGGCAGTCCCGGAGAGCTTAGATTCTTCATACAGATTACCCGAGCAGCTACCGGACAGACTGAAACTGTAGAACTGGTTGGGACAATAGGAGCAGACAATGGCAGTAACACATACAACGGCAGCGCGGAATGCGGCAACGGACGCAGTGACGGCACTGATCGGGTCGAGCGGCCTTCTGGTGTTCCGCCTGACGGGAACTGTTAGCGCGCCAGGCGCAGCAGTCGCAACGCTCCCGCTTTCGGTGGACGCCTTCGCGGATTCCGTGACAGGCACAGCCACCGCCAATGCCATCACCTCAGACACGAACGCCACCGGCAACGCATCGCCTGTTGCAACTGCAACGCTGCAAACCTCTGGCGGTACGGTTGTGATCCATTGCGCTGTCGCCGCCTCTGGCTCTGATATCAACATGAGCAACGGATTGACCGTTGCATCTGGCGACACAGTTTCCTGTTCGTCCATCACCTACACGGCGCTTTCAGCATGATGACTCACTCAGGGCAACTTGAACGATGGCTTGGCGCTGAAGAAGTCGAACGCCTGTCAAATCAAATGAGTGGCTTTTACTGGCCGATCCCGGTTCATGGTGTCCCCGGCGAAGTCTACGCCATGCCGGGCGGCGGCTTCCGTGGCAAGATCGAGGCGGGCGAATTCGGTTCTGCTTTTGATCGCGGCCACGACACGCTCATGCGTATGCAGCGGGCAGAGCAGGCCAAGCAGCGAAACCGTGTAAACCATCCCCGATTCATGAGGCAGAACGGCGCGTTTGCATCTCTGTCTGAGATCATTGCGGCGGCTACGGGCGGCAAGAAACAATCCCTCAATTTCCAAAAAACCGGCACGGCGTCCAACGCCATCGGCAACGGCGAGGATTTATGGATTGGGGCAGGTTTTCCCGCAGCAGGTGCAGCAGGCGCAGCATCTCCGGGTGGTACGGCTCACACTTCGGCCAACACCGGGGCGCTTGGGTTCAAGAACCCGGCCAACACAAATACCGCGCATTTCGTTGCAGGCTATGTGACCGGCTCGGTGGTTGCAAACTCGCTGCTGCTGTACGACCGCC